CCTTCGTGCTTGCCATGGGCTTTTTGTAGTAGTAGAAATCTACCTGTAGATTTAGCACAAAATAATGCACCACTACAAATAATTTGGTCTGTTATAACTCTATTCTCCATTGGCCGGCCTTGTATATACCTTCAAACGATTTAGTCCACGAAACACCGTTCCATAAGTACTGAATGTTAGTATATATATTAGTTTGCCAGACCAACGTGTCTGTTTCTTGAGTAGAATCAAATATTACATTCCACTGAGTTCCTGACCATTCAATAATATCATTGGCTTTTGCTACTAGACTAAGTGTGTATGCCGCTGGAACTCCAGGCACACCTGTACCAGGTATGAGTTTGTTCACAGTATGTTTCCAAGCATCTGCACCATCAGTGTTAGCGTAATCGCCGATATCTTCTATAATTAGGAATCGCTTGCCCACAGTAACAGTTTGATCAGTTAGTTCGTTACCAGTTGGTCGCTTTGGATTGTAAGTCAGAGGATTAATTATAGCATCAAATGTTCCAGTACTTGCTGGTCTATAACTAGTTGATGGGCTATAATGTGATATATCAGTGTCTAAATATCCGTTGCTGTCAATGCCTGTGTTACTGGTTAAAGTATCAAGATCATAGTTAATCATCAGTAGTGTACTGTCTAACGAGTTAAGGGCAACAGTACCTACAACTTCTGTGCCACCGGGCTGGGTAAGATATATTCTACTTGATCCGGCTTTGTATTGCTCAGGATGTTGATCAAATATTTTTTGCCAATTGATAGGAACGTCTTGTTTTATTCCCAATGCCAGTGACGGATCTCGAGGAAGTTCGTTCTCATTAGTACCCATCAACATTGCTTGTCCGTTGTATACTTGAATACCAAAATTACTGATAGTAACTGTGTCCTCGGAAAATAACCCCGAAAAACTAGGATCGCCAACACTGTCTGCACCACCTAGTCCGTCAAATCCAAAGTCAGTAGTATCGGCGTTTTCATACATGCTGGTAACAATTTTTCTAATAACCCCGAGGTGTTTAACTTTAACAGGCGGACTGATCCATATAGGCGCTTCAAAGGTAAGTGTTGCTAAATCTATAGGACTATCGTTGCCCACAGGCACAGTTCTACTAGACCATAATGTTTGCGTTAGACTCAATACGCTAAGACTGGTCCAGTCAAGATAGTTTTCCGTAGTTTGCAATTCCAACGTAGGATTAAACAAGACCAATATTTGCTCTAACAGTTGCAATTTTTGATCAGTGTTAGCACTCCAAATATCAACTTTCATAGTTAATTTAAACGGAGTGGGCATTAGTCTTTCAACAGTGTAGTTTCGACCCTGTGCCTGATTGTATGCAGTGCCAGTAACATCACGTTCTCGAACATGTACTTTTCCAATATAGCTACTGTCACCTAATCGAGTAGAATCTAAATCTAATCCAGATATGTGAAGAGCAATCCGTGGAGTGCTGTTGATCTTATTTTCACTATTTTGTCTAAGGATATTGGCTACCTGTCGGTCTTGATCGCCATACATCACTGGCACACGAACCAATGTACCGTCACCGTATTTGACCACAAAATTACTAAACACACGAATTGACTGTGTGATGTATCTTCTTATCTGACCATCATAGAACCACTGCATTATAAATCCGCCCTAGGTTTAAGTGCCTTGCTAAGGCTGGATCTTTCTTCTTCTCGTAAGTTATACATATTCAGTGACCAAGCGCCCGCATACGGTATTTTTTGTTGTGTACTAGCAACGATAGGCAATGTAATTCTAACCTTACCGGAATACACACCTAACATTGTTGGGTAATCTGCAACTTTATATTCTAATTTAAATGTTTCTAATTTAAGAACAATATACAATGCAGTAGTGTATGGAATTGCAGTGTCAATCACATACTGATCTTTAACCAGCTTAACATAATCAGTAGCAACAACTTGGTTATATGTGTAATTGTTATTGTTGATGAAACTGGTTTTCAATGTACTTCTAGTGTCGCTATTAGATAGATCCATACGCACATTGTCCTCAACTTTTATCCAACGATTTTCTTGATATCTAAATAATCTGTTGGGTAAAAAATCAGTTCTTAAAAAGAAATCGTTATGGGAAGCTGACATTGGAAACTGTATACCAAATCCAAAATCATATCCGTTAACTGGCAAACCATCCCCAGTCAAATAGCCAGTATATCCACTGCGTTGAGGTACACCGTTTACCGCACTTGCACGAAGCGTACTACTAGCATCTAGTGTGTCTTCGTCAGCAGTTTCTAATACCGGATTACCTTTTTCATCAACAGCAAGAGTATAAAACTGTCTTGTTTCGTAACCGCTCTTGGGTGAATCTATATTTGCCTGCGCAAGTATTTGATCGTTGATTTGCAATTCTTTTGCTTTGGTGCTTAAGATATCTTGGATTGTTGGACCTGTTGGATTATCAGCACTGGCCGGCAATTTAAGGATGTCAGCAAACTGTTGAGCATCTGTGATCTTTTTAATTTTTAATCTATATAGATGCGGGTACCACGTAGCACTAAATCCTTCACTGGCACGACCTACATCTTCGATAACATAGTATCGAGGTAAACTAACATCGTAATCATTAAGTGCAAACTCATCTCGCAAATGCGGTAATTCTATAACGTCACCACTGATCGGTTTACGACCAATGTACTTGATAAAATCGTTAATGTGTACAGTCATATACAACGTATCGTTGTCGATAAACAAGCCAAATTGACTTAAATTAAAGTCAACGTTTTGAACGTTGTAGATTCCTCTAATCCTGTAAATTTCTTCATCGTACTTGCGATCTCTATTTTCTAGAAATAGCAGATCCTGTATGTTGGCAACATTGTACGAATCGATCACAGGCTGATCAGCAGTTCCGTTGGCATTTAGCTTGGGGCCCAAATACTTGTGCAAATACACATCAGTACCGCCCACTTGGAACATCTCGCTGGCCTGTCGATCTATAAATTTATAGTCGAGGCCTTTTTCTGGTTTATATAGTGAAAGTCTTGGCATATGATATTTATCGCCAGCTAAATATACTTGGAGACTTAATATGGACGATCAAACCCTAACAACCGAATCTAACTCTACTATCGAACGCAACAAGGTATTTGACTATGTACGTCAAATGCTAGGCGACGGCATGATTGAAGTAGAACTAGACCCTATCCACTACGAAACAGCATTAGATCGTGCTATCAATCGTTTCCGTCAGAGAAGCTCAAATAGCGTAGAAGAAAGCTATAGTTTCTTGGAACTAATACAAGATCAGAACGAATATAGATTGCCTGACGAAATCATCAGTGTGCAGAGCGTGTTTCGTAGAGCAATTGGCTCACGTAGCGGCATTGGTGCAGGTGGAACACTATTTGAACCGTTTAACTTGGCCTACACAAACACCTATTTGATGTCGGGCAGTATGATGGGCGGTCTTGCATCCTACGAGCTGTTTGCAGGATATCAGAAGTTAGTAGGACGTATGTTCGGTAGCTATATTGAATTTCAATGGAAGCCAACTAGCCACATTTTAAACATACTTCAACGCCCGTTTGCTCAAGGCGAACAGATCTTGATTAGAAGTCAAAACTTTAGACCTGATTGGGTTATATTGCAAGATATCTATGCTAAACAATGGTTGCGTGATTATACCCTTGCAGTTTGTAAGCTAATGTTAGGGGAGGCTCGTAGTAAGTTTGCCACCATCGCCGGTCCTGGATCAGGCGGTATTACCCTAAACGGTAAAGACTTACAAACAGCAGGCAATGCCGAACTAGAAAAACTAGACAAAGAATTGGTGGAATTAGTATCCGGCGGAACACCAATGACATTCATTATTGGCTAAGAAATATTTGACCTTGTAATAAAACTGTTATATACTAGAGTTACTTTAGGGGGCTCTATGATTATAGGTGTGTGCGGTTTTATTGGTTCAGGCAAAGATACTATTGCCGATTATCTTACTAACTTTCATGGCTTTAGACGAGAAAGTTTTGCCAACAGCCTAAAAGATGCTGTTGCCCATGTGTTTGGTTGGGACAGAACTATGTTAGAAGGCCGCACAAAAACTGCACGTGAATGGCGAGAGCAAGTAGACCCGTGGTGGGCAGAACGTTTGAAAATGCCTAATCTTACACCACGCTGGGTACTGCAATACTGGGGAACAGAAGTTTGTCGTCGAGCATTCCATGATGATATATGGATTGCCAGCTTAGAAAATAAACTACGCAATAGTAAAGACGACATAGTTATTAGTGACTGTCGTTTCCCCAACGAAATTAAATCAATTAAGGATGCTGGCGGAATTGTTATTCGTGTACATCGTGGCGCCGAGCCTGAATGGTATGACGACGCAGTCAACGCCAATAAAGGCGAAGCTGGCAATTTTTCATGGGCTACTAGTCGTAGTAGGTTAGAAAAAATAGGAATCCATGCTAGCGAAACAGCATGGGTTGGAACTAGGTTTGATGCTGTATTAGACAACAACGGCGACATCGATGACTTGTTTAAACAGGTTAAAGATCTGGTACAAGATCACCCTGACGCCAACGAATCCCCTCTTTATGCAGGACACGCTGACAGTTTGCACACACTGTCTTGAGATTTGTATGACGGCAGTTGTTTAAATCGCCGTCCACATGAAACACATTAAACACTTCTTTATGTGGTGATTTAACACCACACTTATCGCAAGTGTTTTTAAGCAAGTAGCCGCTTGACTGCCAACGTGGTAATTTTACGCCACGACTGCAAGCCCCACACTGTGTTCTGTAGTAGGGTTTTTTATTTTTATAATAATTAATAGCTACTGGTGCTCTACCGCATTTACATAATGGTCTCATATTTTATTTAAGCCTTTTCACGGCCTTTTTCTGGGCATATAACAGCTACAAAAAGTCCAAATGCTATAAATACATGAACAGCATGTCATCATGGAGATTACAAAATGGCTCAACTAAGTTCACCAGGCGTTAGCGTAACAGTTATAGACGAA